GTCCATGCAGCACCTGGGCAGGACGCCAACGCCATCGCCCGCGCTGTTGCCGCCGAGCTCGACCGCCGCGAGCGCGAGAAGGGCGCGCGTGCCCGCTCATCCCTATACGACCAGGAGTAACGGACCATGATGATGGCCCTCGGCATGTTCGTCTTCAGCCTGGAGACGCTCGCCTACCAGGAATTCCAACGGCAAACCGCCTGGCGCCACGGCAAGACCGCGCGCATCGGCACCAACCCCGCGCGCCAGTTCATGGGCCGCGACGACGACACCATCACCCTGCCGGGCGTGCTGCTGCCGGCGCTGGCCGGCGCGCAGATCAGCCTGGACACGCTGCGCTACATGGCCGACACCGGCAAGGCCTGGCCCCTGGTCGAGGGCACCGGCAAGATCTACGGCACCTGGGTGATCGAGAACCTCAGCGAGACGCGCACGCTGTTCTTCCGCGACGGCCAGGCGCGGCGCATCGAATTCACCCTGAGCCTGGTGCGCATCGACGACGGCCGCGTGGACATGCTCGGCAGCGCCATCGGCGCCGGTGGCAACATCCTGCGGGGGCTGCTGCGGTGATCGACCAGCTCATCACCCAGGGCAAGGGCCTGCTCAGTGCGGCCGCCGGCCAGGCTCAGGGCTTTGCCCAGCAGGCGGCGGACGCCTACCGCGAGGCCACGGCCTACCCGAGCCCCATCTGCCGCGTGGTGGTCAATGGGCTCGACATCACCGCTGACATCGAACAGCGCCTGGTCAGCATCGAGCTCACCGACAACCGCGGCATGGAGGCCGACCAGCTCACCATCACCCTCAGCGACCACGACGGCCTGCTGGCCATCCCGCCGCGCGGCGCCACGGTCAGCCTCTGGCTCGGCTGGAGCGACACCGGCCTGGTGGAAAAGGGCAGCTACACCGTGGACGAAACCGAGCACAGCGGCGCGCCGGACGTGCTCAGCATCCGCGCCCGCAGCGCGGACCTGCGCGAAGGACTCAAGGCCAAGAAGGAACGCAGCTGGACTGGCCAGACCCTCGGCGCCATCATCCAGACCGTTGCCGCCGCCCACGGCCTGAGCCCCGTCATCAGCGCCGCGCTCAGCGTGATCGAGCTGGCCCAGCTGGACCAGGCCAACGAATCCGACGCCAACCTCATCACCCGCCTGGGCCAGCAGTTCGACGCCATCGCCAGCGTCAAGGCCGAGCGCCTGCTGTTCATGCCGGCCGGCAAGTCCACCACCGCCAGCGGCTTGCCGCTACCGCATATCACGCTCACCCGCGCCGATGGCGATGGTCACCGCTACCTGCAGGCCGACCGCGACAGCTACAGCGGCGCCCGTGCCTACTACTACGAGCTGGGCAGCGCCGAGAAGAAAGAAGCCATCGCCGGCGCCGGCGACAACCTCAAGGACCTGCGCCACACCTACGCCGACCAGCAAAGCGCGCTGCGCGCCGCCCGCGCCGAATGGTCACGCCTGCAGCGCGGCGCCGCCACGCTCAGCTACACCCTGGCCAAGGGCCGCCCGGAACTGACCCCGGAACTCACCTACAGCTTGGTGGGTGTGAAGGCCGAGATCGACGCCATCGTCTGGCTCGGCGCCAACGTGCGCCACAGCTTCACGCCGGACAGCTACACCACCGCCCTGGAGCTGGAATCCAAACTGCCGGATGCGGATGACGTCGCCGAGCTGGCCGAGCAGGGCACCTACACCGGCGTGCTCGCCCGGTACCGCGACACCAAGACCGGCGAGCAACGCCAACTCACCGAGGGCGACCAGACGCACCCCAAGCGCCTGGCACACCTCTACACCGAAAAGAGCAGCGCCCAGCGCGCCGTGGAGCGGGAATGGAAGCGGATAAAACAAGCGAACGCCTGACCGAGCCCGCGCCGCCACCGGCAGAGCCGGCCCGCTCGGCCTGGGAGCGCATCGACGAGGAATGGGCAGGGCGCGACGATGCGCCCATGTGCATGTAAGCAAAACCCGGCGCCTGGCCGGGTTCTTCGTATCAGCGGGCGGTGTCCCGCAAGGCCTGTAGCAGCCGGATGATGTGCCGCCGATCGGCCTCGGCCAGTTGCGCGAAAAGGCTCAGCACCTCTTCTTGCTGCTCGCTCAACTCGCGCGGCCTGAAGCGCTCGTCGTCGTGGTGCTGCCTGTTGTTGTTCTTCGACATGCATACTCCTTACACGTCAACCGAGCGCCCGGCGCCCCGTGGCGCCTCCCAATCGCTCGGAGAACAGTCGATTCTCAGCACGTTCCGGCTGTGTCATCAGCGTGCGCATCAATAAAACCGAAAATCCTCAGATCACAACCTCTGGCACGAAGCCTAGCCCATTGCAGATGGTGCAGCCCTCGGCGAAGCCATAGTGGTCGTTACACGCCGGGCATGGATCGTAAGGCGCGGCTGACACCCTGAGTCGCAACAGGTCATGCCCCGGCAATTCCAGTTCGCCCATATAAACCGCCAGGTCGCGCCAGGCCCGGTACACGTCCGGGTCACCCATATGACGCTCGGTGCCCGGGCGCGGGATCTGCCTCAGCTGGAGGCGCTCGCCCTCCGCGGGTTCCGGCCCCTCGATGACCAGGTGCCCACCCGCGCGCAGCCGGATGCGCAGCGAACCCTCCGCCTGCTCGACGATGCCGGTATAGGGCGTCAGGTGGCAGGGCGGGTCATCGGCTGCCTGGTAGACACCGCGCAGAACCCGGCCCAGCACGTAGCCGTCACTGACACGGACCAGCAGATAGTGGGCGGCGGGCTTAAAGCGGAACGGCATGGCAGGGCTCGAATACTGTATACATGCACAGTAAACCGAATAGCCTGGCAGATGGTCAATGGAGAACAGCCCCAAGACCGACGAGGTGACCGTATGTGCGGTGGCGTTGAAGCGAGAGACGCGGAGAAGGACTACAAGGTCTACTTCCCCAGCCCCAAGGCCGCCTTCCCGGTGATGTTGGAGGGCGGCGAGGCGCTGGGCTGGGTCACTTGGGGCCGCCGCCGCGAAGAGCCCGGCCAAGGCCCGCAAGGCGGCTGGGCGCGGCTGGAAACGGTGGAGCGGGGCGGGTGGGATAAGTACAGGCCGCTACGCGCGTTCGGCCTGGTGCAGCGCTACATGGAGAAGGGCCAGCCCGACGAGAAAGGCAAGAAGCAATCGCACTGGTTCGATATGCCGGAGGGCTTCGCGCTGGATTGCCTAGTACTGGGGGAGGGTGATCAGCGGCGAGTGTATGTGGTCACCAGCACGCCGCCAGAGGAGTATTCGTGGATCCATGATCGGTGGCCGCTGGTGCGGAGCATTTAATAGCTACAGCGATTTTCCCATATAGGGTGCGCTTAAAACGCGACCCAGCTTTGCATCGTCCTCTCCGTAGCAATAGAGCACAGAATGGTTTTTAACTACCTCGACAATATGATCCATTGATGAGGGGTCAGGGCCAATGTCGATGAGAATCGTATATAGGTCATCGCCAGATGTGCGGTAGAAAAAATTGACGCCAAGCTGGTTGAGCTTGTAGTGGAGGGCTTTAAATCCGCCGGCTTCGGTAGTAGATAAGGCGGTCTTTAACGGCACAGCAAAAGCACATAAGGCGAAATTCCAGTAGCCGGTTTCTTCTAAATCCGCAAGTAAGTCCGTGCTACCTTGCTTCCAACCAATATCAAAGCGTTCAGGCGATTCGTTTAGTATTTTCCCCGAGCTTACGAGGTTGTAAACGGAGTCGAGCGCTGGTAGACCTTGTGCTGCGTGAGCAAGCGCAACACCTAACGCTATATATTTCAGTGACGTGCTCACAGCTGTTGCCTTGCCATATTCTTCGCCTAACGGTTTAAAAAAGCCCCACGAATCGTGGGGCTCAGCTTAAGGCTTCCGGTTAACCGGTGGCCGTGGTGGTGGCGGTGGTGGCGGTGCAGGCGGGCGAACGTCGCCCCGCACGTTTCGGGTTGGTGGCGGCGGTGGAGGTGGTGGCTTGGTGCTCATGAGGACTCCTACAGGGTCGGGATCGTTTCGATCGCATAGGCAGCCATAGCTAGGCCCGCCGCTGCTATCAAAGCAATGTTGCAAAAATATAGACTTGATGATTTACGGTCATTGTTCAGCATGCTGCGTGTCGCGCAATCCATATAAGCTTCGTACAGCATAGTTCGCACAGACTCTGCTGTTTTTTCTTGCCCGTCTGCTTCATCGCTATAGTAGTGAAGAAGCTCACGGCGCCAGGTCTCGGTGGCTGTCGGAGTAGCAATCGCCTTATCCATTCGGCCTAATAGCGAATCGATAAAAAAGCCTACACCTATAAATAACCCGAGTATTGACGCGCCCAACAACAGCCAGAACCATATTTGTGGGCCGAGCCCTAGCAGCTTGTAGTCGCCTTTAAGTATCACGGCGTAGAAGCCAGCCACTGCGACCATGACGGCAAGCGGTATGTTAAGTCGCGAAAAAATCTGCTCTTTACGGTTTAACTCATGAAAGTAGATCCGCTCGTAGTGCGCAAATAGTTCGGATTCAGTCATGGCGATCACTTGCAGAGCTCAAGCCCTTGTTCCAGCACGGAACCGACGCTGACCCGTGCGCCAGGATTAGTTTGGCTTTCAGCCCACACTTGATCCAATGGCTCCAGCCCAAGCTGACGAGCCTTCCCACTGGCAGCACCGTTCACGCCATACATCCGCCCGGTTTCCGGATCGGTGACCACTACGGCATTGCCGGGCAGGCACTGCAGGTGCATTTCTTCCGGTACGAAGGGCCAGGCATCGCCGAAGTCTTCGGCGCTGATCAGCTTGGGCGGGGCGGCGACGGCGAGCGGGGCGGCCAGCAGCAGGCCGAGGAAGAGGTTGCGCATAAGGACGCTCCTTGTCTGGTTATGTGAAGGTCAGCGGCTACGGGTGCCGGTGATGATGTAGAGCAGATCCGCATCGCTGCGCGCGGCCAGGGCCTGCAGATAGTCGATGGGAATGGTGGAGGTGCCGTTCTCGAACCGCTTCTGCATGTAGTCAGTCATGCCGGCCAGGTGGGCCAGCTCATGCACTTCGAGATTGAGGCGCTTGCGCTCCTCGAGCAGGCGCTCGCCGAAGTCACGGGGACGATCTTCAAGGTCAATGGCTGTTACGGACATGTTGGCTTCTCCTTGCCTGTTCACTCAGCGTTGAGTGAGTTCTTGTTCAATCGTTTGAGTAGCGTCCGGCCGTTTCGGCCAATGCCGATGCCATGCGCCGGAAGGTGGCGCGGTCGCTGTCTTCCATTGCCCGGTATTGGTTCAGCAGCATGGATTCATCATCGGCGAGCCTATTTTCGCTGAGCCCGCTACGGTTGCCTGTAAGGACATAGAGCACGTCAACACCAGCGGCCGCGACGGCTTCCAGGTAGACGGCGTCCGGGCTGCGCTCGCCTTTCTCGTAGTTGAACTGGGTCGTTTTGGACACCTTCGCTACCGCAGCGAAATCGCCTTGATTGAGGCCCAGCCGGGCACGCTCTTCCCTCAGCCTTTCGCCGATATTCAACAAAGCGACTCCATAAACCGTTGACAGTTCAACATGCGTTGAATAACCTGCACTCGTCATCACACGAAACCACACGAATCTGAACTATGCCGAACGGATACCCCAGCGAGCAAGCACGCGCCGCTGCGCGCGAACGCCTCAGCAAGCTCGGCCTGAGCGCCAAGGAGTGGGCTGAACGCAACGAACTCAGCCCCTCCACTGTTTACGCCGTGCTGAACGGGCAGCAGAAGTGCCTGCGCGGCGAAGCGCACCGCGCCGCCGTGCTGCTGGGCATCAAGGAAGGCGTTGTCCCGGATGCGCCGGAGCAGTACGGCCGCCGCAAGACCGACATCGGCACCGTGATTCCAAAGTAATGGCAACGGCCCCAGCGAGAAACCAGAACATGAAGCGCCCGATCCTAGAAACCCGCCGCCAGATGATGAGTGCCGTGGTGTGCGCCTACCCGGGCGGCCGCGAGTGCGCCGCCGCGCGCCTGGGGCTGGACCTGAAGAAGTTCGACAACCACCTCTACGAGAGCGCCGGCAGCCGCCCGCTGAGCGACGAGCAGGTGCACCTGCTCGAGCAGCAGGCCGGCACCAGCCACTTTCCAGAGTATGTCGCTGCAATGTACGGCGGCGTGTTCGTACCGGATGCCAACCCGGTCGACCTGGACAACGTGGAGCTCTACGAGCGCTCGATTCGCACCGCCGTATTGCGCGGCACCGTGGACCAGCTGCTGGCCGAGGCGCTGGCCGACGGCGAGATCGACGAGGCCGAGCGCAAGTTGCTGCTGGCCGCACACCGCCGCCACATGGCCGCGCGCCACGTGGAGATCAACGCGGTGATCGTGCTGCACCAGGTGAAAACGGCCCAGCAGGGCTGAACAGCAGTCGGCGCCCAGGGCGCCAGAATTCACCGGCCCAGGCCGGAGCCGCGACTGGCGGCAGGGGAGGAAGATGTGAGCGTTGCCCATAACGGTGGTTACAAGTGCCTTTGCCCGGCCTGCGGTGAGCGCATGCGGATTCGCAACAGCGAGGCGCAGACGCCCACGTACAAAACGATGTATGCCCAGTGCCTGAACATGGCCTGCGGCGCGACCTACAGCGGCTCGCTGAGCTGGGATTACGCGCTGAGCCCTTCCGGTCTGGATCGCCCTCGCGTGGAACTGCCCGTTGCGCCCTCGGTGCAACGCATGCAGGCGCTGCGCGAAAGCCGCCCGAAAACCGACCAACTCGACCTGCTTGACCACATGGAACCGGAGGTAGCCAACGCATGAACACCATCACTCAGATCGGCGACGCCCAGGAGTACCGCAGCAGCATGCAGCGGGCGGCACTTCACTTCCTGCAACGCCACCAGGGCGAGCACCTGACCGACGACGGCAAGCTGTTCGAGCGCGGCGTGCAGTACCTGGTCAATGCCATGGATGTGCCGGACTTCATGGCCGATCGCCTGGTGCACCTGGCCATGAGCGAGCTGGAGTGCCTGAAGCACCCGGTGATCGGCATCGACTACGGCACGGGGGATTCCTCCGTCGTGGGCCTGGTGCATTTTCTGACGGGCGAAACGGTATTAATCCCATGCCGCCACCTGCCGGCGCGGCTCCAGCCGCCCGCGGCGCCCCTGGCTGCAGCAGCCACTCACTGATCACCCCTTGAATTGACCCATTCCCATGCCCGCCTTTGCGCGGGTAGGGGAAAGTTGCGCCCGAACGGTGGCCATATGAACACAGACGTTTCCATTCAGATTCAGCTCCAGCCGCAGCAGGCCGAGGCCTATCTGCGCTGGCTGACCAGCCAGTACGAGCAGCTGATGGCGGCCTGCTGGTATGACGACAAATACCGCTACACGCCCCAAGGCCTGCGCGGCAAGCGCATCCTCGAGGACCACCCGCACATCGCCGGGCTGAACCGCACCATGCGCGAGCTGGTGAAGCGTCTACCGCAGGAGGTGCACTCATGAACCGCGCGATGCCGACCTGTGAGGCGCTGGCGGCTGACCCGGCGCGTTACATCTTCAAGCAGCTACTGACCGACCTGAAGGAAGCCGATCTCTACGAGGAGAAAAGCCGCCTGGTCACCCGCATCGGGGGCTACTTGGCCGCCTTGCTGGAATGCGACGTCATCACGGTCGAGCAATCGCAGGCGCTGCGCAGTGAGACCCACACCTTCGTCTGGGGACCGGACCAATGAAAGACATGGACCGCCAGATCCGCGACGAGGTGCTGCGCCGTTTCGAGGCCGACTTCGGCCTCAAGCGCCGCGCCGGTACCGATTACATGCGCGGCGGCATCTGCCCGAGCTGTGGCAAGAAGGAGCTGTATTCCCGCTACGACCAACCGTGGTTCGTGAAGTGTGGCCGCGAGAGCAAGTGCGGCGAGCAGTGGCACGTTAAGGAGCTGTTCGACGACCTGTTCGACGACTGGAGCAAGCGGATACCGGCAACAAAGGAAGACCCGGCCGCCACGGCCAAGGGCTACCTGCAGGGAGCGCGCGGGTTCCATCTGGAGTTGATCGAAGGCTGGTACACCCAGGAGAGCTTCTGGCACCCCGAGCTCCGCATCGGCAGCGCAACGGTACGTTTCGCCTTGGAGCATGGCGGCTATTGGGAGCGGCTGATCGACCGACCGCACCGCTTCGGCAAGATGAAAGCCCGGTTCACGAAAGGGCAGGCGCGGCGCAGCTGCTGGTGGTGCCCGCCGAGCGTGGATCTGCTGGAGGTGAGCGAGCTGTGGATCACCGAGGGCATCTTCGACGCCATCAGCCTGCTGCATCACGACATCGCCGCCGTATCGGCCATGAGCAGCAATGTTTTCCCGGATGAATCGCTCAAGGCGCTGGCCAAGGCCCGCGCCGAAGCTGGCAGCAAGCTGCCGCGCCTGGTTTGGGCACTGGATAACGAGCCTGGCGCCCATCGCTACACCCGCCGTTGGGTCAAGCAGGCCCGCGAGCTGGGCTTTACCTGCGAGGCCGCGCAGATCCCGCAGCGCGATCGCAAGGCTGACTGGAACGACTTGCACCAGCGCTGGATGTTCCTGGACGAAGACAAGCGCGCCGAGCAGGTGGAGGCTGACCTAAAGGAAGCCCGCTACCAGGGTGCTCTGCTGATCGCCGAAACCGCAGCCGAGAAGGCTCTGCTGATGTACGAGTGGCGTAAGCGGCATGAATTCCACTTCGGCTTCGGCAACCGCATGTACTGGTTCAAGCTGGATATGGAGAAGTTCAACAAGGCAATGCTGGCCCTCGAGAGCAGCGAGAACCACGACGACAAGCTGCTCAACGATCGGCAGATGACCGAGAAGGCCTTGAGTGAGAGCGGCGGTGTGGTGGAAATCGCCAACTGCTACCCGCAGGCCCTGTACTTCCAGCGTAACGAGGTGACGGACGAATCCTGGTACTACTTCCGCGTGGACTTCCCGCACGACGAACCCACCGTGCGCAACACCTTCACCGGCGGGCAGGTGGCGGCAGCCTCTGAGTTCAAGAAGCGCCTGCTGGGCATGGCTGCCGGCGCGGTGTTCACCGGTACCGGCGCGCAGCTGGACAAGATCATGAAGGACCAGCTGTTCGGGCTGAAAACCGTCAAGACCATCGATTACATCGGCTACAGCAAGGAGCACGGCTGTTACGTGTTCGGCGACCTGGCCGTGCGCGGCGGTGTGGTGGAGCAGGCCAACAGCGAGGATTACTTCGAGTTCAAGCAGCTGCGCCTGAAGACGCTGCAGAAGAGCATCCGCCTGGAAATCGCCCGCACCGACGAGGGCTACCGGCCGGAGTGGCTCGACTGGCTGTGGACGTGCTTCGGCACCCAGGGCATCGCCGCGCTGGCGTTCTGGTTTGGCTCGCTGTTCGCCGAGCAGATTCGCGACGAGTTCCAGTCCTTCCCCTTTCTGGAGGTGACGGGCGAGGCGGGCGCAGGTAAGTCGACGCTGCTGATGTTTTTGTGGAAGCTGTTCGGCCGGCCGGACGAAGAGGGCAAGGACCCGTCGAAAATGTCCAAGGCGGGCCTGCGCCGCTGGATGGGGCAGGTTTCCGGCATGCCGCTGGTGCTGCTGGAGGCTGACCGCAGCGACAACGACCGCGGCGCCGCCAAGGCCTACGACTGGGACGAACTCAAGCCGCTGTTCAACGGCGGCACCCTGGGCGTGACCGGCGTGAAGACCGCCGGCAACGAGACCTACGAGCCACCGTTTCGCGGCACCATCGTGATCAGCCAGAACGCCACCGTGGCGGCCAGCGAGGCAATCCTGACCCGTATCGTCAAGCTGCACTTCGTTCGGCCACAGGTCACCAGCCAGAGCCGCGCCGCAGCGGACAACCTCAACCACCTGAGCGCGATGGACGTCAGCCACTTCCTGCTGATGGCCACCCGCGCCGAAGCCAAGGTGCTGGAAACCTTCCGCGCCCAGGTGAAGGTGCACGAGCAGGCCCTGCGCGAGCTGAAAGAGATCCGCATCGAGCGGATCATCAAGAACCACGCCCAGCTGCTGGCCCTGCTCGATGCGCTGCGCCTGGTGGTACCGCTGAGCGATCGCCAGCACCAGGCCACCCAGCGCGAACTCACGGCCATGGCCCTGGTGCGTCAGAACGCCGTCAACGCCGACCCGAGCGAGGTGGCCGAGTTCTGGGAGGTGTTCGACTACCTGCAGAGCCTCAGCGATGACCCGGTGGTGGACCACAGCAAGAATCCGGACCTGATCGCCATCAACCTCAACGAATTCGCCGAGCGCGCCGCCGAGCACAAACAGAAGCTCGCCGACGTCGGCACCTTGCGCAACCTGCTGCCCAACAGCCGCTCACGCAAATACATCGAGCACAACAAGTCGGTGGACAGCGCCGTGCGCGCCGCCTTCAACCGACGCAACAACACCCTGACCCAGCGCGGCACGACCGTGAAGTGCTGGCTGTTCAAACCCAACGCCTGAAGGCGCGGCAACGCCGGAAGGCCGCTGTATCAACCCCAAGGAGAAGCACCATGCAAAAGCATTTCACCATCACCAACGCCATGCGCGACAAGGTCGCCGACCTGCTCACCCTGCAGGCCGTTGCCCAGCACGGCCCGCGTATCGCCGCCGACCTGGCCGCACTCAACGAGCAGTTCTGGAACGCACACCGCGCCGCCGTGGAGGCACTGCCAGGGCTGAGCAAGAAGCACTGGCCGGATCTGATCCTTGCCGGGGCGGTGACCGCGACCGCCAGCTGCACGCCCAGCTATATGCAGCCGCGCGAGGGCAAGGAACCGTACGAACAAAAGCTGGTGGCCGTGCACAAGAACTACAAGGAGGACGCGCGTAATGCACTGATCGCCCAGGTGATTGGATCGCGGGCGTTCGAAGGCGTCAGCCGCTACCTGGAGCGTGAGCGTTATGAGGGGCATTGGCTCATCGGTTTGAAAAGCCCCACCGGCGGCGTTCCGCGCCTGCATTACATGGAGCGCATCACCGACCCTGCCCTGGAATCGCTCGCCCTGTTGATCTGCTCAGACCTCGCCGGCGTAATCGAGGCCGCCGTCGCCTTCCGTGCCCAGGCCATGAGTGTGCTGCAGTCCTGCCGCACCTCGCGCCAGGTCGAAGACCTCTTCCCTGAAGCCGCCAAGCTGCTGCCGCAGCCGGCGAAGAACAACAAGGCAGTGGCTCCCATCGAGCTGGCCGCCAGCGTGCGCAACATGCTGAGCCAGGGCGTTCCGCCTGTAGCGGCGCAAGCGTGAGGCGCCGGGCATGAACCATTACGACGAAGACAAACCCACCCTGCGCGAACGCCTGGCCATGACTGGCTGGATCGGCACCGGCCTGGCCGGCCTGCTGACCGCAGCCAACCATCTGCCGGACCTGTTCCTGCTGATCGCACGCTGAAAACAAGAAGGCCCCGGTGAGCGGCAACTCACCAGGGCCTGACCAACCCCAAGGAGAAGCACCATGCAAGTGAGTCAACCGAAGGAAGGCGGGGCAAAGGCTACCACGGCCGCGCCTGTAACCCACATTGCCGCCAAGCGGCAGCGCGCTGAACACGTCAATGAGGTGATGCGCATCATTGCCAGTCATGGCCGGCGATTTTTCTACAGTGCTACCAGTAATCGCTATGCCAGCATCGAGGTCGATGCCCGTGGGCGTGTCTGGTTCATCGATGATTACAGCGGCAAGGCCATCTATACCCACCCGACCGGATTCACCAACCGTTGGCGTGGTTTCACCCACGGCGGGACATTGCGATCGCTGGTCGAGGCGTTCCGGGACTACATCACCAACGGCGTTCCGCTGTCTCCGGCATATCTAGGACCGGAACGGCACCGTCTCACTGACGGCAACATCTGGGGATACGACGATAACTCTATGCGCGCCGTACGCGAACTGGCTGGAGCCTTTCCTGTATTTGCCCAGCCGGTATCAGGTGAGGTGCCCCATGCCTAACACCACCGAACCCCTACGCCCAACCATGGCCAGCCATCCGCTGCCGCCTAGCACCTGCGACATCTGTGGCGAGAACCGCGCCACGCGCAAGCATCAGCTGTGCAGCCGAATCCGCCAGCGCCGCTGGGCAGCCGAGTGGGCTGCCTACCAGGCCGAAGTCGCCGCCAAAAAAGCCCAGGAGCGCCGCCGCTATGCCCGTTGAAATCCGTACCCGCTTCACCGGCATGACCTACCTGGCCACCGTGCGCGGCGAGAAGCGCACCGCCAGCAACACCATGGGCGCCCGCTGGGCCGCCGAAGCCCTGGCGCGCAAGCTCGGCCTGGACCCCACCATGCTCCGCGAAACCCAACGCGATCTGCTGCGCAGCGGGGTGGAGTTGTTTGTGCACCCGGACAACGTTCCGGAAAAAGGAGAGCCGGCATGAAAGCGCTGAGCATCCGCCAGCCATGGGCCTGGCTCATCGTCAACGGACACAAGGACATCGAAAACCGCAGTTGGCCGACTAGCTACCGCGGGCCGATGCTGATCCACGCTGCCAAGGGCATGACCCGCGCCGAGTACGAAGATGCCGAGAGCCTGTGCCGCAAGCTCAACGTGCAGCTGCCGCCCTTCAATGCGCTGGAGCGGGGCGGCATCGTGGGGCTGGCCACCATCACCGGCTGCACAGACGATAGTTCGTCGCCATGGTTCTTCGGTAAGTTCGGCTTCGAGCTATCCGATGCCAAGCCCCTGCCGTTCTTCATGCCTTACAAGGGGCAGCTGGGGTTCTTCAATGTGGAATGCTTGGAGGTGTTCCATGAATGACATCTTCTTCCTGCAAGACAGCCGCAGCAATGTCGGTAGCCGAGCGCTGTTCTGGCGCCTAGGCGGCGGCTACACCTCCAACCTGGACGAAGCCGAGCAGTTCACTCGCGATAAGGCAGTCAAGCAGTACGAGTGCAGGGAAACCGACCTACCGTGGCCTGTTGCTTACATCCGTGCCAATGCCCAGGTCGGTGTCGATTTCCAGTATCTCGACCTGCCGAATGAACAGGCGCTGCGGGCCGCCCGCGAAGGCGATCGCATCTATGTTGCCTACAAGGGGCACTGGGACGGTAATTGTCTGATCTGGATGGGCAAGGATGGCCGCACCTCCAACCTGGCAGACGCTACGACCTGGAGCCTTCCACATGCGTCGGGCTTCATTCGCCGGGGCTACACGCCGTGGCCTAAGCGCTACATCGACGAGCACAGCCGACCGGTGGCAATTGCCGCCTCGCTCAACCACAAGAGGGCGCTGCGTGAGGTCGGCCTCAAGCTGCCGAAGATCAAGCGCCAACGCATCCGGCGGCATGTCACCCATTGCCATGGTTGCGGGCGGTTCTTGAGTCAGCACCAGGTATACGGCGACTGCCCGAACTGCGACGCGAGCAACGCGCCATGAGCGACGCCAGCCAGCACATGCTCGAATGCGAAGCCCGCACCTGGTTGCGCAACGGCTACGACACGCCGGAGCGCATCGAGGAGCTCACGCTGATGATCGCGAAGAAGCGCGGCCAGGCCAGCGCCGAGCGCCTGGTCGAGGAAATGCGCCGCCAATGGCGCCGCCGTTCGGAGTGGCTCACCTAGAAATCATCACCATCAATTCGAGGCCCGGCAACGGGCCTCATGTCCATGCGGGGGCATAGACTCCTGCCGTTTCCATCAGGTGAACACGACCATGCACGAAGGCGTCGAGGTGCGCGGCAATTCGCTGCGCGTCTATTTCCGATATCAGGGCGAGCTGTGCCGCGAGCCGTTCCCAGGGGATGCCTCGCCGGCGAACATCGAACAGGCCAGCCGGCTGGCCGGGCTGATCCGCCATGAAATCAAGCACGGCACGTTCAGCTATGCCCGGCACTTCCCCCATTCCGTGAAGGTGAAAACCAACACGTTCGGCCATTTCATCGACCTCTGGCTGAACATCAAGCGCAACGAGGTCGCGCCGTCCGGGTTCCGGGTTTACGAGGGGCGGGCGGAAATGCACATCAGGCCGAAATGGGGGCCGCTGCAGGCGGACCAGATTGACCACCTGGACCTGCAGGAATGGGTGCAGACGGAACTGATGCCGAAGCTGCACAACAAGACCGTCAACGAAATCATCGGCCTGGTGCGCCAGATCTTCCGGCTGTATCGGATGCGCAACCGTCAGGCGCATGACCCCACCGAGGGGCTGCGGGTACGGGTACCCGATCGGGACGATCCCGATCCGTTCGATCGGCGCGAGATCGAGGCCATCCTGGCGCTGGAGACCAAGCGGGAGCAGGAGCGCAACCTGGCGCAGTTCATGATCTGGGCCGGGCCGCGGGTGTCGGAGGCGATATCGCTGGCCTGGGAGGATGTGGTGGACCTGGACAAGGGCATCGTCCGCTTCCAGCGCTCCCAGGTGCGAGGGCATTACAAGGTGACGAAGACACGCCGATCGGTGCGCGAAGTGAAGTTGCTCAGGCCGGCGCGCGAGGCGCTTCAGGCGCAGGCGAAGTTGACTCGCGATCTGAAGCCGGTGGAGGTTGAAGTGACCGAGCGGGATAACAAGACGAAGCGCCTCAGACCGCTGCGTTTCGTGTTCCACAACTCCAGCACCCACGCGGCGCATACCAGCTCGGACATGCTGCTGAAGGGCTTCTGGCGGCCGCACCTGAAAGCCGCCAACGTGCGCTTTCGTGGACCCAACAACTGCCGGCACACCTTCGCCAGCCAGTTGCTCACCACCGGCGCGGTGCCCCTGGAATGGATCGCCGACCAGATGGGCCACACGTCCACCGACATGATCCGCAAGCACTACGGCAAGTGGATCAACGACGACGGACCGGACATGGTCGGCATCCTCGAGCACGCGCTGAAGCTCTGA